CGTCTCCCATTTCGTCATTTGACTTAGGAGTACCGTCTTCATGTTCTCCTGCTCTTCTTTCTTTTATTCTCTGAACTGCTGAAGATATTTGTTCTTCTGTATACCCTTCTTTAAGTGTAGCGTTCTTAAGACCGTTAAATGTATCTGTTGCAGCTTCTCCTCTTTTTACTTCTACTTCTTTGTCATGTTTATCAACTTTATTTGATTCACCTGCCATAAGATCTAAGTAATGAGTAGGATTTTTTTCAAGATTAGCTTTTGCTTTTTTCTCTGCTGCAAGATATTCTGCTGCATTTACAGTAATTGCATCTGCTTCACCTAATTCTGCTCTAATACCTCTATCTAAGGCATCAAGAGAATAAGTAAGTGCTGGTTTTTCGTCGTAGATTTTAGCTTTAGTTGTAGAAGTTTTTGATGCTTCAAACAACATATTACGTGTTTGTAAAATTTGTACTGTCGAATCAAATCCATCGAAGTTAGAAACAAACATAGGAAACTGTTGTCTCATTTGACGAACAAATTCCTTTTTTGCCATAGTACCTTCCAGTACGGCATTATATTTTTCTGTTACTGTTGTATTTCTCATAAGTAGTCAAATCCTTTAGTATGTGATGGACGTTTTGGTCTTTTTATCTTTTTATATCCTTGTTTAGTTAATGTCTTAGTAGCTCTATTTGAACTAGACCTACTAAAAGCAGATGGAGTTGCATATTGAGCTCCAGCACCTGCAGTGAAAGAAGCTCCTCCTACGTTTGTGGTATTTGCTTCATCCAATTCATTTAGTACCTCTTTTACCAACCCAACTAGTTGTGAACGTGTCATAGACTCTTCAACTCATTTACTAGTTCGTAATACTGCATTAAATTAACTAAATGATTATCTGTAATCTTACTCTTATTAGAAACAGGTTTGATTAACTTAGATACTTCATCTAGTTTAATTCTTGTAACTTCATCAGTAACTTTAGAAGAAAGATTTCGTATAGCAGAAGCTATTTTATTGAATTCTTCACTAACTAAGTTTCGTAAACGTGATTGTGAGTTAACCGAAGTAATAAACTCTTTAAGAATGTTTTTTTGTTCTGGTAGTAGATTTTTATACTTAGAGTTAAATTTTTCTAATAAAATTTTAAATGTAAGTAACTTTAAATCTTTATCGTATTTAGAATATTCCTCTATCAATGTATCTTTTACTTCATCTTTATCTTGTTTTACCAAAGTAAGGTGTTCTAAGATAGTTGTTTTGTTGTCTATAAGAACTTGAGGGTCAACTAAACTATTGTTATTTTGTGCTTCTAAAAGACAATACAAAGCTGCTAACGGTTTATAGTTGCTAACTTGCATACTGAAAAATCCTTCTACATCGTAAGCTTCTTTAATATCAGATATAAGTTGATATTTTTGAGCTTTAAGTGTCTTGATGTTTAACCTTCTTGACACCTCAGTAATGGTTGAAAGAATAGCTTCAGCCTTAGATTGAGATACGTTTTGATTTTTAGCAATAAATTCGTACAATCTATACTCTTTTGCAAGAGTAGATTTAGCACTAAAATGTTTCTTAATTATGTGTACCGCAGCTGAATCCTTATTATCTAATGTATCAGCAGCAATTTGCTTAACAAGTAGTTCAAAGATTAATCCAGTATTACGGTATTTCGAGTGTTTTATCTTCATTATACACGTTTACTCTTATAAATATGTCTAGTTACCTAAATCCTTTATGTTACCTTCATCTAGTAACTTACTATTGTCTTCAACTTTATTTTCAAAAACTAAGCTTTTTAACATATCCTGGTTTTGTAAGTAAACTGTATTAGCAAGTGTGTTCTCCATTACGTTTTCATTATCGGAAGGATAACCACCTTTCATACCATGTTGGCCTAGTGGATCACGTCCTCCCAATGGTCTTTCTTGTGTGCCGTAAATAGAGTGTTTTTCTGTTGGTCTACCACCTTCTGGTCCTGGTTGATCATATTGATCTTCTGTTTCAGAATACCCTGCTGGTATTTCACCAGGTCCTCCTCCTTTTGGAGTATTGGTAGCTCTTCTACCGTACATTGATGCAAGATCATGTGGTGTACCGTAACTAACTCCTGATTTAGCAGGATCATTACCTTCGTTTTCAATTTGAGCTAATCTAAAGAATCTTTTCGAATCTTCGTTAACTAAGTCTCTCATCTGCATGTACTGATCTTCTGACATATCGAAAATGTTCTCGTAGATATAATCTGAAGAGAATAATTTTGTGTCCTTCATTTGATTAGCAAGATCAATCTTCTCTTTTAATAGAGCTACTTTTTCTTGTTCAAATATAATTGATGGAGTAGTTAGTTTAAGGTCAAAATTAGTTAAGCTTTCTCCTGTAAAACCTTGAGTGTAAAGGTGTACTAAAGCTATTTTAGTTAATTCTGATTCTAATATCTTCTGTATTCTTTCTACTGAACGTGCAAATCTAATATCTTCTGCTGCTAGAGTAGCTTTACCTGAAAGATCTCCTTCATATCCGAAGTAAGCTTTTGGTATCTTTAAAGCAGCAAACATTTTTTCTTGCAAGTACCTAACATCGGTAATACCGTCATAATCTAATCCTTTTGTAGTTTCAATACGGGTAGAAGAATCACCACCTCTTACAGGTAGGTAAAAGTCTTCCATCATATTCTGTATGTTAAACTTAAGATTATATTGACCATCATCTCCTACATAAGGAGTCTTTTTCATACTGTTGATAGTCTTTTGCATGAACTGATCAACTTCGTTAGGTGGTATAGAACCTACATTAATATAGAACATTCTCTTTTCTGGAGCTCTCATAATCCTGTGTATGAGCATTGCATCCTCCATTAAGGTAAGTTGCTTATGTATTTTTCTTGCAGGTTCTAAATATGATCTACCATAAGGTAAGTAAGCAGTATCTGATATAAGTCTAAAGTGAGCTACTTCGTAATTATCGAACTCTACAATTTTCTTTTTGTTGTTTTTTGCAAATCCGTATTCAGGTCCTTGTGATGCTGCTAATCCATCAGGATCTAATTTGAAACTAACTTTAGCAGGGTTTTCAGGATCGGTACCTTCTTCTCTTATAAAGTTATAAACAGTGTAAGGTAGTACGTTGTAAACTCCAAACTTTTCAGCTATCTCTAACTTTAAGAAAAAGTCTCCGTATTTACACATATTTCTAGTCCATGACCATAAATTAAATTCTATGTTTAGGACGTCGTAAAATAAGTTATAAAGTACCTTTTGTATATTTTCATCTGAAGACTTAATAGAAAGTATTTCTCCTTGATCACTTTTTACTGTAGCTTCATCTGCTATAATATCTAATGCAGAAGCAAGTATAGGATCACTGTCCATTGCTTCGTAATCTGTATAAAGTTGAATTCTTAATGTTTGGTAATTAAGATTTGGGTTATATACGTTTTTATGGTTGTATAAGTATAGTCGACTAAATCTATCTATAAGAGAGTTAGTTTGGTATCTACCAGTAGTTTGAATCTGGTTAACATCTGCAACCTTAAGTTCATCTCCACCTATATTACGTATTACTACGTCAGATGAAAATAATCTACTCAGTCTACCAAATAAGGATTTATCTGCCATTAAAAGTCATTTTATATAAATAGTCTAGTTAATCAACCAAGAGATATCTTCTTCACCATCTCTTGTCTTTATAATATAAGGATTATTCTGCAGGTTACCAACTGATGTTATAACTGCTGGGTTCCTTGCATTGAGGTTGTTAAACGATGATAGTTGAGCTCTAGCTAAATCAATACCTTGCTGTCTCAATTTTAATGCTGTATCTCTAACATAAAGTGCAGTAGCACATGCCATTATAAGGTCATCATTGTACCTATCTTGTGCTTGAGCTTTACCATTTTTCCAAACGAATACTCTCATTTCACTCATTAACCTTTTTGATTGTATTGTAATTGACTTATCTCTTACGTATTCAATCATTTTAGCAATTACTAAAGGTCTTGTTCTAGAAGACATTGTAAATCCAGGTACGAGTTTATCTCTTTCATACTTATGCATATATGATTCGACTGTCTCTTGGTTACTTGTTGAACTGTAATATAGGTTTCTGTATTCTCTTTCCATTACCTGTTCTATTGTAGCCCAACCTATATTGGCATTTTCCACCACTAACAACGCTTCGTTATACTCAGTAGCTAATCCAACTAAAAAGTTACCATAATCTTTAGGTGATATTTTACCTTTATATTCTGCTACCTGAGTACAAGTTTCTATATCAAACACATGACATGCAGAATAATCTTGAGAATCACCTCTTGCTACGTCAGCCACTACCATATATGATTTACTATAATCAACTCCTTCCCAAACCCATAAGTTACTATCTAACCCTCTTCTTTCTAATGGTTCCTTATCGTATGTTTGTTCGTAAAAAGCCATATCTTCAGGTTCAAATACCGTATCTCCAGAAGCTAAGAAATCACAATCACATTCTTGACCAGCCATTCTAGGACCTAAATCTGCATCTTGCTGTTCTCTCCATCTTTGGTCTCTTTCTGGATGAACTGTCCATGGTAGTCGAATAGGTAAAAAACTATTTTCTCCAGACTCAGCTTTTTCCCATGTTTGGTGGAACCAGTTACCTATACCATTTGGTGTAGATAAAGCCATACACTGACCTCCTGTAGCTAATGTTTGTTGTGCTGCTGTAAATGTATCATCAACATTCTCAATAAAAGCTGCTTCATCCATTAGTAATAATGATACTGCTTCTGATCTTGCAGCATCAGGTGATGAAGATTTAGCTTGTACTTTAGATCCGTTCTTTAGACGTAAAGATAATTTATTTTTTTCAACTGATGGTAGTTTTAACCATTTAGGTAGTTCATCATACATAAAGATTACCTTTGTAACAAGATTACGAGCTGTAGCTTGAGTGGTTGCTAGTGCTAAGATATTTTTATCTTTATGAAATAACATTAACCATAAGGTGTATGCAGCAGCTAAGGTAGATATACCAAGTTGCCTAGACTTCAAAGTAATTAAGTATTGATTGTCTTTAAATAAGTGGAGTACTTTTTCCTGAAAAGGATAAAGGTTAAATAAGATCCTACCTCTAGTTGGGTGTTGTATGTGGCAATACTTCTTCATGAAGTACGCCGGATCTTTTCCGCACTTTATATACTCTTGTGCGATTATTTTTTTTATATCTTGTGCCATAACTTTTATCCGAACAGTGCATTGGAGTTTATTATTAATGATGCTCCATTTGCATATACACTATTAAGTATAGTTTCGTCAGAAACGCTGTTTATTTTTTCTTGAGTAACCTGGTCAAAGGTTATTTTACCTCCGTCAGATACATTAACCATATACCCACCAAAACCGGGTTTAGTACTAGCCTTACTTAATAGTAAGTTTCTCAGTATAGCTGCTGCACCTTGTGAGGGTTCTAAATCTGGAGGTAGGTTTAACTGTTTTAGTACTCCATCAACTGTATTGTATATACTTTGTAGCACTGGGAATTTAGAAGCTTCTTGTCTGAGGTTTGAATTAGCACTAAATTTTGAAAAAGTATCAAATGCTCTTGTTAATTCTTTTTTATTAAATGTGTCTACTGAAGGTTTTCTTTTTTCTCCAGTAAGGTCGCTTACTAATGTATCAACTCCTAATACTGTTGATAATACTGATCTATTACTTTTATCAGATCCAAACCTACCTAATGATATTGCTTTAGTATCGTATGCTTTTACTTCTAAACCTAAATCAGAACCTATTTTAATGTCCGGATCTCCTCCACCTCGGCCGTCGTTAACATTAGCAATACCAGACCATTTAAGTAACCAGTATAAAGCTATTTCTCCATTTCCTACACCGGCTGAACCTGCTGATGTAATATCTTTGTCTTTTTTTGGAGGTTTGACTGGGTATAATTGTTTCCAAATTTTAAAATCATCACCGGTTACGGTAAAGTCACCTGGTTTGATAGTTATTTTATTTTGAACATCAGGTATATCTGAAATTTTAGATTGGTCACCAAATAATGAAATAGCTATTTTTCTATCGTATAGGTCATCCTCTTCTGTTATAACATCAACTTTTTCGTTAACAGGTACATTTAATTCAGATAAAATATCATTTAAAATGACTTTATCTTCAGGGTTGTTAATATCAGGAACGCCTGATTTAGTTCTCCATGCCCATTCAGTGTAAAGTTTATCAACTATATTCATATTATCCTTCTTCTCCATCTTCGAAGTCTATAGGTTCACCACTAAGGTCTTCTCCTCCACCTTCGTCTCCTCCAGCATCATCAGCAGCAAAGTCTTCACCTCCTTCAGCTCCTCCTTCTTCTCCAGGAAAGTCAGCTCCACCGCCTCCTCCAGAAGATCCAAAGTCAGCAGGAGCATCTCCTCCACCTTCTTCACCAGCACCTTTCATAGGAGCCTCTTTGTATAAGATTGCTAGTTTGTCTAATGCTTGTTGGTATTCAGCTATATTAGACAATACGTATCTCTTACCTAATATTTGAGCTTCGAAAGTTTTACCTGTCCATTTTAAAATATAGTCTTGACCATTTTTTAAATTTATTCTAAAAGAAGTGGGTCTAGGTGATATCCAATCTATAGTTGTTACAAACTCTTTGAAGTCTTCAGTCTGTAATTTTATGATAGCACTTTTTAAAGTAGGAAATTTTGCTAATATAGTATCTGTAGCATCTTCTAATACTGTCTCTTCTGGTGCTTCGTTATCTGGCTGTTCTTCTGGTGTAGGTTCTTCATCTTCAACTTCATCAAGCATAGATTCATTTAAACCGACAGGTAGATTTGTTTGACCACTTATATCAACTCCATCACCTTCTAGGTCATCTATCATACCTGGGTCAAAATCTTTTTTAGGAAAGTACATAATAACATTACCTGCTCCGTCATCATCCACTATATCAGTAAATCTAACTGGATGGTGAAAAGTTTCAATTGTGTTTTGTACTGCATTGAGCATAGCTTTATCGTACTTTGGTACTTTTATATAGTAAAGTCCGTCTGGTGCTTCATTTAGCTCAGATACTACTTCAGCGTATGCTTCTAATATGAGATTTTGTAATTGAGATTTGTTCATCTTATGCATGCTTTTTTACGATGTCAACATGCCCATCTACATAAGCTACTGATGATACAGCTTTACCCATATCCTTCGTTGTTGCTTTTATTTGTGATGCTATGTCTTCTGCTTTCTTAACTTGTGCAGGTGTTGCTTTTTTAGATTTCAGAACACTTTTTTCTAACTTAAATAAACTATCATTTTCACGAGTCCACTTATCTAACTTAGAACTGTCTAGGTCCTTATCTTTTAGAAGTTTTTTTCTTAGTGCTGTAGCACCAGGGCAAATATCAAAATGTTTAGGTTCGTAAGCTTCTGTGATAACACTTTCCTCTAGTGAATGTCCTAATCTGCCAAACTCAATATTTATACCTACTTCTTGAGTAAATTGTTCTAGAAATGTTTTTATGTCATTTCCAAAGTAATGACGTGCCATAAACTCTACAACTTCAATTACTTCAGCTTGTTCGTCTCCAGAAGATTCTAAAGCTCTTTGTTTTATTAGTTCTATAAAGTCATCTCCTCCAGCTACTCTTTCCTCCACTTTTTTAAGGGGTACTAAATTACCGTCTGCATTATACTTATGAGGTATGCCATTTTTCATTACATACTTCTTAGGCTTGATAGGAGCTTTTATAGCATCTTTTTGAGCTTGCTTTAAGTCTGGTCTTTCCTCTCTACCTCTAGAAATAGTTTTACTACGACCTTGTCCGGTACCGAATCCAGTTGGTTGAGCTTCATCTACATCAGCCACTTCTTGATCTGCTCCTGATTTAGATACTTTGTTATGTACGCCTGCTTCGTAATCTTTCTTTTCTTGATTAAGTTTCTTTACCTTAGCAATAAACCCTTTTCTTTTAGGGTCATCTTGAGGTAACTTATTCATATGAGGAGCTAATTCTTTTACTTTCTTAAGATCTGCCTGTATATCAGATAATGA